TGAAGAAGCAAATGTGCACATGAAGGTGCATGGCAACCACACCGGCTATACCCATTCCGCATGCAACTGGCTGCGGGAAACCAACTATCTCGAAGTTGGAGGGGAAGCCATGGCGTGGACCAGCACCCCTGTTGGTGATTCTCACTTGTATGAATTCACGATTGCCCCACTCGGGCTCCAGCCCGAGAAACATCAACGCCTCGCCCTGTGTGAAAGTCTCAACAGGGCTCACCATTACGGCGTTGTGAAGGGCGTTATGGCCTACGGAGACCAGTCTGAGTTCGCTCCCACTCTCGAGAAATTGAAGCTCAAAACGGGTCGCACTGTTAGTTGCGGCGCGTATACTGCTACCTTTTTCCAGACCGAGCGCACCGTGCTGGTACCCAAAGACCTCATCGTGTATGTTGGCAATACCATGGTCGGTTTACCGCGAAATGAAAAGACCCTCGCAACATGCGTCAATCGCATGCGGGCGGCTCTCAAGAAATTCAACGTTCCCGAGAACATGAAATCCGTTTGTTTGACTTATGGATCATCCATGGCCTTTGTCTACTCTCTTCAAGATGAAATCTACGCTTTCAACTCTTTGTGCAAGAACCCCGTTTTGCGGCTCTTCGATTCTCTCTCCCGTGCTTTGTCTTTCACCCCTCTTGGGTGTTGCGAGACCAGCACCGATGTGAGTTTCGAAACAACCGAGGCGCGACGGGCTATTGGTTCCGACCTTGCACAGCTCTACTCCCGTGATTACGCCACGCCCGCTATCAGCGATGCTTTCAATGCTCGCGAAGCCTGGCCCAATGGCCTACCCGGGGTCGAGTGCAACATGCCATTGCAAGAACTAAAGAGCGGTGCGAAGATTCAAGCTTTCGAGGAATGCACTCCTGAGCAAGAATTTAAGCCTCAACTTCAGGTAAACTGTCCCATCTTCACACCGATTCAGGCGGTCGTACCCAACCCCTCCAAGAACAATGAGCAACTCGCTCTCGTCAACCGCGCTCTCGTCAAGACGCCACCGGAAAATCCCGAGCTTTGGGCACACGTGCACCAGAGAGCTCGCATTCTGTGTCGCGAAATCGACGAGATGGAAGCACCCTATGACGATTTGTTCATGAAATGGCTAGCCAAGTACCCACAGGCAAAACAAGCGCTCTACCTAAAGGCTTACGCCGAGGTCCGCAATCGCGGTTTGAGCGCCCGGGACTTGTCGATGAAAATGTTCATCAAACGCGAAGTCACCCTCAAAACAGGCGAACATTTTGAGGATTTTGACCCGCGAGCCATTCAGGGATGTTCGGACGAATTGAACGTAGCCTATGGGCCGTTCATTTGGGC